CGCGCGGAGGAGAAGAGACGCGGGGCGGGATGGGGGAGGGTTATTGACCGAATGGAAAATCGTCCTCATGCGGGAGCGGGGCTTCATCATCAACACTTTTCGCTTGCGATTGTTTTTCGATAACCCACTTTGGCGGGGCTTCGTCTTGTTTGCGAACGGGGGTTAGTTTCTCCATGCCTTTGGTTGGCGGGAGAATGGCGGACACATTCGCAAACATTTTGCTGGCGTCCTTAAACCCCTGCTGGTGTGTAACTCCAATCAGGCAGTTAATCCCGTACAGTTGTTCGACATTGAATCCGGCTTTGATTTCGTCCGCTGTAAACGCCTTGCCGCGCCACGATTCCAAATCCTTTTTCAGGGCGGCATTTTCATACAGTGAGAGAGTGTAAGTCTTGGAGAGCATGTAAGGCTTGCCGTGATATTCATTCTCAGGCGCGTTAATCAGTTCGGCAAGTTCCCATGCAATCACAATCTTGTGGCGCAATTTCGTTTCCCCGTTGTAGGTTGATTCTTGCATCCCTAAATCCCACACGCCACAACAAACGGCTTGCACGGTTCCGGCTTCGGGTAACGGGATATGATCAAATTCTTTTTCACTGGCTTTCGCAATAATGGACATTGCATTTTCCTTTTCTGTGATTTTCGATTGTATCCCCTCCCACTATCGCGGGGCGGGGCGTTGCGGGTCGCCTTGCTACGGCAGGGTTAGCGGTTTATTTCAACCTCCTGCGCCCCAAAATAATCCATGTAATCCTGTGCATTGTCACTGTGAAAGTTGGCAAAAGATTTACATACTATCATTTTTCCGACAATACCTTTTTTGTTCGTGGCTTACGCGGGATTTTTTCGCCGCGTTGTACTGGCGATAAATCCACCTCACCATACGCCGCGTTGACCTGTACCTCGGTCGCCTGCCAGTCAAGTGACGTATTGATAATGTGTAATGGGTCGGTCGCGCATAGGACTAACGCATCGTGTAATGCCCGCGCCTCCGTGTCGCTCAATTCCCCGTAGACTTCGCAAACAACCTGAGCCGCAAGCCATTCCTGATAGTCATCGGATTGGCTATGTTCGCATCCATGTGTCAGCCTGATATTACATACCGGACAAATACCGATTGCATAATCATTCGGGGTTATGGTTGCAAGGTAATTGTATCTGCGTGGCATATATCCTCAATTCTGTTTGATTGTCGTTTTGATTGTCCTCCCCGCCGCTCGCTTCCAAGCGCATTTACACTGTTACGGCGGGGAGGTTGTGTCTGTGTATCAGCGACCTAGTGCAAGACCACATCTCAGACGTTTTGATTCTACTCCGATTTGTTCGGAGTGGTATCACACAAAGGTACTAATGCGCCTTTCGCCATGCTCGCAACATCTTGATTGCATAGGCGTCTGCGTCGCGTTCGCTGAATTGACCGCGCGCCCCCCATACTCGCCAGCCGCGCGGATGTTTGGCTTGCCATAAATGACGCAGTTCATGAGCCGTGACAAGCACTAATGCTTCCAGCCTTGTGTAGATGTCTATCGCCAAATATCCGCCATGCGCTTTGACGCGTAACGGATATTTATTATCCTTGCCAATTGACACGATTACAAGCGGGGCGACGGTATCGTGATAAGAGCATCCTTGTGTGTAAGCACGCCCGCGAAAAGAACCGGCGCAATTTTTGAAACTAATATCAAACTTGCTTACGCCAGCAGGCTTAACAAATCTCACTATGTCTCGAATCAATTCGTTGTCAAAATCGGTGTAGTTTTTTATTTTCATTTCACACCATCCAGCAGGCGGCGGGCGATGTCTTTGACAATGCGCGTGATAGGCAATTCGCCGCGCAATGTTTCGTCAATCTCTCGTATACCCGCTTCCAATTCTGCGATGCGCTTCTCGGCGGCGGCAAGTTTATTAAACCTGTTGCAGATTTCATTGTGGATATACTCGGACTCTTTGGCGCGTGCGGCATTGTCTACCCCGTCCAACAGGGATGATACCGTAGCAATCTCTCTGCCTTCATTATCTAAGATTTTCCGTATGCCAGTCGTGCTAATGGTCGGCTGTAATAATGTAATCATCGTTTTATCTCCTTGTAAGTTCCTGATTGCCTGCGCCTTGACCGCGTCAAGGTCGCTAGTATCGTCGTCCACCAAAAGGCGTGTCATTTCATCGGCTATCTGTTGTTTGTTCATTGCGCTCCTATCTTGCAATCACTGTTGCTAAGTGTTTGAAAAAATCCATTACATCACCGTTTGCAAAATCTATCTTAACGATAATATCCTTGATTTGTTTTTGCTCTTGCACATTAGCAATTTTTATATGCTCAACAATTACCGCAACAGGGATTATGTTTATTCCCCATTCTTTGCCTTCAATCTCAAAAGACTGATCCAGGTCAATCCCTTTTTCTTCAATGAATGTGTCAAACCATTTGTTAAAAGTCATTTCGTTGCTCCTGTTTGGTTTCTATGACCTAATAATAAAACCGCAAGATTAAGAGAACCTTAAAATCAGATTAGAAAATCTGACCAATTTTTGACGCAGATTATATATAATTTCTGAGAAAGTTCCCCACCCGCAAAACAAAAACCCCGCTTATTCAGCGGGGTAGTGAGCGTAAATTGTAAACGCTATGCAATCCAGATTTTAGCGACCATCAAAACGCCGGTAGGATTGGTTGACCATGTCGGCGTTACCCATTTCAGCGTGAAATAATCGCCTAGTGCGACCGATACACTCATGGAGGTATTGCTAAATGAAAACGGGGTTGCGTTGAATACCGCCGCCGATGTGACGGTTGTATCGGTCGTATCGTTGAGGCGGAATGAAATTGTACTGGTTTCCGTGGTTGCAAGCGTCCCCGTGACAATGCCGTCAATGTAAACGCGCCTTACCACGCCCGCGCGCGGCACTCTGATTTTGTGTTGCGCCGCAACAGTCACCAACCCCTGATTTGTAAATGGACTAAAATAATAAGTGGTTGCGTCGGCGGGATTACTGCCAGTACTTGCGCTAAAATGCGCGTCCAAACAATACCCGCCCACATTTTCGCCTAGCACTTTATACGCCGTTGCATCGCTTGACGAATAGATGGATAGGTAATCGCTGGTCAATATCGGCGCGCTGGTGACGGTTAAGTTATTGATACGCTTGAAAATATTAACGCCGCCCGCCGCCGTTGTGCCAATGTCGGTTTCGATTGCGGTAACTTCGTCTTGCAATTCGTTGACGTGCGCGGCTTGTGGATAATCCACGCCATCAGTTTTTGACGTATAAGTTTTTACAGTAGTTGGAAAAGATGCCATTTTATAAACTCCTTTAAGTTGATACCGGCGATACGTTGACCAACGCATGGCGGCACGTCCATTCGGTTTCTATGTCCTGCCCGTTGGCAGACATCCATTTATGACGTATTCGCATAATGCGGTACATATTATCTGTTTGTGATGCGGTAAATTTTGGTTTTGCGATGGTGAAATAAGTCGGACTATTTATATCCTGCCAAAATTGCTCCGGTTGGTTTCGTAGTTTGACCGTAACGCGACGCGATAGGTGAGGGTAACCAAGATAAAAGAACTCGTTGTATTTGACTGAATCAGCGTTGTAATTCATATTGTATGGCGTATCTATGGTTAATGTTCGTGCGGGTGTTTCGCCCCAGTTATCTAATGTGTGCTCAATCATCGTTTTGCGCCAATAGACAACCGTGCCTTTAACTTGTAGCGTTGTAAAATAGCCGCTGTCCGTACTGCCATTGGTCAATGTCAAGCGTGCGCCGCTTCCCAGTTCCGAAAACGAAACAGAACAAGACGCGGTAATATTCGAACCGCTCCCGTCACTGGAAGTATTAACCACATAATCGCCGTCGCTTGACTGCAACGTATTGGCAAACGCTACAAACCTGTCAATCGTCGCGTCGTCATAACGATAGTCAATCAAAAAATTTATAGACGAATTTGCGCCAACTGCTATATCGTCCTCTGTTTCCTTGCTCCAGATTACCGTATCAGTCGCGCTGTATGAAAATTTATATACATTCACGTTTAATTTGGTGAATAGATTTTCCCACGGTTGCGATACAATAATGGGTTTCAGCAAAATACTTTCGTCAAATGTGTTGCTGTCGGTTGCCGAATAATTATTTTCCGAATAGTCCCAAACTACCTGCCCCGCCGCGTCTACATAAACAAGATTTGTGTCCTCTTGCATTAAATCATGAATCACACGATAGGCGGTATCATTACAAGAGAAATACGCAAAGCCAGTTGCTGAACCGCTGTCAATTATATTATAGCCGTCTGTCCAGCCGATATTATCCAACACCTCAATAAACGCTGTTTGACCGGCAGTGTTAAAATCCGTGTCGCTGAACAGGGCGATATTTGCGACGCGCTCTTGCAATATCTCAACGCCGTCGTGGATGCGTATCGTTGCGGTGTTGTCGGTTGGGTTGTTGGATATGTCGCGAACGTACCCATAAAAAACTTCGGTGTCTGTGCTTGAATAACCCTCGCGCACGCGTATGCGCGCCTTGCGTCCAGGCAGGTTATCGGTACTTGGCGAGCCGTCCGTATTCCATAAGTTATAGCGCCCCGTGCTATTGTCGAATTTAAGCGTACACGTCCCCACCATCGGCATACTCATACCGTCCGCGCCAAATTCGTTCGTGTCAAATTCCTGCAAAAAGCCTCTATCAATATCCATGCCAATGCAATATATCGCCTCATTGCTCCCGTCAAATGCGCCGTCATTATCGCGGTCAATTTCGATTGACCATAGCCTCGTGGTAGACGGCGAACCAGGCACGCCGTAAAAGCGCGAGGCGTTGCCATATCGTAAAGAATTGAATCCATAACGTTCGTATGTCATGAGTACCTCTGAGCCTCTTTGACGCCCTGTAAAATGACGGGCAAAAGATGTGCCCGCAGTTCCGCTTCGCTCGCCAGCGATACGGCGGGGGCGTATGTCAAATTAACTGTTACGCCGCCATTACTACCAACAGGTGCAAGCATTGCCATTTGATCGCGGGTGAATACGCCTTCAGTACCGTGTAATAATTCCCAATGTCCGCGATTTGAGCCGGTCGTGATGCCGCCTTTGGCGTGTCCGCTCGCGCCCGTCCCCGTAGTTCCCGTTCCAGAGCCGGTACTCCCGCCTGTGCCTGTTCCGCCAGGGAATAGATTGCCAATATTAACAACCAAATTAAGAATCTCTGATCGCAATTTTGTGATGATATTTGTAATCAGTCCGTAAATCGTATTGATTGCGCTTTGGAAGCCCGCCAGAATTTTATCGCCTATCAATTTGCCAAGACTTGATAATGAATTGGCGGCGGATGTAAACGCATCTTTGAAGCGTTGCACAATCTCACGCGCTTTCGCTTGTATTGCGGATATACGCGATGAAATGGACGCGATAATATTATTAACAATGGTTGCGCCGGTCTCTTTCATCGTGGTTATGCCGTTATCTATCGCGCCTTTAATTTTGGTCATCAAGTCGTGCATGGTATTGATAGCGATGGTTTTTGTTTTATCAATACCTTCGCCGATTTTTTCGCCGAGTTGTTGCGCCTTTTCTTTTAACACAGGATGCGTGCCATTAATCGCCATGACGAATTGAGTCTCTAGATAATGCCAGCCGATACGCATGTTTTGTACAACCGTCTGCCATGAGTCGTAACCAAGCAAGCCAGCTAGCAGGTTTTTACCGGCGTATGATAACGACGAAGCGAGCGCGTCCCAGTTAATTTCGCTCACCATCGTACTCAGCCCATTAAATATATTTATAAATCCCGCCCTGATTTCAAGACCTATTGCCGCCCAATCCATCGTAGCGATTTTATCGGCTATCCCCTGACTCATTCCGCTCCAGTCTACGCCGTCCATCCAATCCTCAAACATTTGAGTCAAGTCAACAAAACTTTTACCCTTCAACCCGCCCGCAAAATCAAGCAAGCCCTTTGTCGCGTTGCCTAACCATTTCCCCATGTTTTCAAGTTTCGCCATACCGTCGCCAGATAGCCACTCGGTAAATTTCGCGACTAATGGCTGTAACTCGTCAAACATGCCTTTGAATAATGTCCGCAAGCCTTTTTTCTTCAACTCGTCAAGCGTCGACAAAATACCAGACCACGAATTAGCCATGCGCTCCGCGCTACCGCCCACCGTGCCTTCCAACGTTTTATTGAACGCCTCCATAAACGAATCGGCGTCTACCAATCCTTTACTAACATCGTCTAATGTAAACCCCATTCCTTTCAAAATGTCGTTTACAGGCACGCCAGCATACGCTAATTGATTCAGGTTATCGGCGGTGACGCGTCCCTTGCTATTGATTTGACCAAGCGCCAGCGCGACGCTATTCATCACGGTTGATTCCTGCCCTGTCGCGGCAAGTAAATCCAACGTATTTTCAGTTAACTTTTTCGCTTCATCGCTGGTGAATCCGTATGTTAGCGCCGTGCGATATGCCGCTGAAACGCCGGTCTCGTCGAACGGCGATTTCATAGCCAATTCGCTAATCCATTTCAACGTATCTTGCGCCGCCGGCCTCGCCATAGCCAGCGCCTCGGTCATATCTTTCGCCGCGCCCGCGTTCAAAATTTCACGCGCGGTCAATGCCTGAATACTCGCGCCGAGCCGCTCATATTCTGCAATAGCGTTCAGCCCCTCTTTCGCCATTTTCGCAAAACCAACCGCAACCGCGCCAACCGCAACCGCGCCGAAGGCAGTCGCGGCTTTGGCGATGCCTCCAAGCGAAGAGCCAACGCCCTTTATAACGCTTGACGCGTTATCTTTTGCATTGATAATTATTTCAACGGTGTTTGCCATGTCTGTGTTTTGCTTTTAATAAGCGAGCCTCGCGCTCCGCGCGCAGATTGAATTGACCGACAATGTAATTTGTGCGGATAATCCATTTGATTTTCGTCCACGCCGTTTCCGGTTCGTGCATGATGACCCACGGTGGAGTACCCCATTTTTCCGCCGCATTCCACGCGCCAAACCAGACGGGCAACCTACGCCCGCCGCGCTGAATTGCATTATCTATCAGGCGGCGGTCGGAGGGTTTAACGCGTTATCGTTAAGTAACTCTAAAAATCTTGTCAATACGACTTGGATGTCTTTCATTTTCAGCGCGCCTAGTTCTTTCTTAGCGCGCTCATACGGTACAGGTTGATCGGCGGCGTCCACTACAAAACGGGCGATAACATTTTTACTCGCGCCCATCTTGCCAGACTCTAGCACTTCCAAATCGTCCCATGTTAAATTCTCTTGCGCCGTGCCGTCAAACTTGAATCGAATCTCCATGCAAAACCTTTCTATGGCAACGAGGTTAATTCGTTAACCACACTGAATACGGCTTTCTTTGCCGCGCCGCTTGAATAACCTATTCGGAAAGTTCCAGTCACGCGATTATTACCGTCCGCCTCGTCGAGCGTATCAAATTCCGACCATTTGCCGTACAGGTCAAGCGTCAATTTCTTTGTGCTATGCGTGCCAGGCGTGCCAAGAGCCGAGCCCGTCCAAATCAGGCGAATAACCCGTTCGGTTTGCGCGCGCCATGCGGCAATTTCAGCAGTCGCGGTTGAGTCATGCTCAAACGTAATTTGTAGCGTTCCTTCATCGCCCACGCGTTTGACCTGCGAAAAATACAGGTTGCCGTCGCCGGTTGGAATTTTTTGCCAGCCAGTTGTCAGCGGCAATTCCATCGAAATCAATGTGCCGCTTTTTTGCGTAGTGCCTGCGGTATCCGTTGACGGGTCAATATATAACTTGCCTTTGCTGAATAAGATTGTTTCAACAGTCGGCACGGATAACCCGCTTGTAAAGGTTGTGGTACTAACGGCTTGACCTTCCAGCGTCGCTGTTACCATCAACGCCTGTCCCTGTTCACCGCTCAATGTCATCTCGCGCACAAATGCCGAGCGCATGATTTCCGCCTGTTGATTATCACCCGCCTCAATCACAAGGTAAGTAATATCGGATGAAGCGATGGGGTCTGTGTCTGCAAATTGTAGGTTGTACGTCCACAACAAACCCGAACCGGTTGCATCCGAGGTCGGCGTTGTAACGGTATGAATACCCGCGTTGAATAGGTAGGGCAATTGCTCAAAGGTCGCATCCGCCTCAAGTTCAATTTCACCGCCGGTCATTGCGATATACGAACGATTAACGCCGCCGATAATGCCCACATATTCATCGGGGAATTGCACCTCGGTTAAATCATCCAAAACGCCAGTCCCGCGCCAGTAGGTTGTGGGGATGTCGGTCGTTCCGTTCAACGCCGCCATTGCGCCAATTTGTACTCTGTTTAATGCTCTAATTCCAGGCATACGTTACTCCTCTGCCTGTTCAAACACAGGCACATCATTTTCTTTTTTTGCTTTTCGTTCTTTTACTTTTTCATAAAGACCAGATGCAAGCACGCGCTTTTCGCCGTATTGCTTGACCTCTTCGTCCGTTAAATCACGAGCGGGAATGCCTTTTACAAATCCTTTTCCGTTGTATTTATACATTGAGCTACACTGCCTCCGATTTACTACCGCCCGCCGCCTTGATTAGTTTGTCAAGTTTGGCGAGATATGCGCTGTTCTCACTCGCCGCGCCGTTGTATAAGCCAACGTAACAAGAGGCGGTCAAGTATTGACGGGCGACCTGTAAAAATTCATCTACGGCGCGCTTGCGTTTGACGTAATTTTTCGCCTGAATCGCCTTGTTGAATAAGGCGTTACACGCGCCCGCCGATGTGGTCGCGGCGTTGATTGCTTTATCGTGTTCGTTGGCAGTTCCCATCAACGCGCCCTCAAATTCTTGACGGCTGAATTGAAACTCACCGGCGTGTTCGGTCATTGCCTTTGCCTTGGCAATGTATTTTTCATTCTCTTGCATCGCGCCTGCTAGTTTGTTGATTTCATAGCCAGCCGTGACTTGCGCTTTCAACGCGTCCATTGTTTCCTGATATTTTTTACCGGTCTTCAAAAACTCGTCAAGCGTTTGGGTGGCGTATAAAGTAATGTCTTTATAGCGCGTCCGTTGTTCTTCGATTAGCGGCTTAAGTTCGTCAACGCGCTTTTCAAAATCAGACAAATGTAATGTCGCTTCGCCTTCGTAACCATAAAGCGGGAAGTCGAATATCTTGGTATAAGCCTTGACTTTTACGCCGCGCCCGATTGCAATACCGAGCCAAAAGGTTACGCCGTCACGCTGATATTTATATTCCGTGTCCGTTTCCATCTCCGCGCCGTGTACCTCAATTGTTTTGTAGCCTTGATGGATACCCAGCGCCAGCGCATAACAGAATGTGCTTGAAAAATATTTGTCGCCCTGTTTGTCCATGCCGTACCATGAAAAATCTGGAAGCAAGGTTCGGCAAATATCCTGCAATGGATAGCGTACCGATTTTGGGACATCGGGATATACGTCCTGCATATAAATCAATGGCGTCTCGCCGCTTTTCAACCATGCCGCATGATTTGAATCGTTGCGATTGTGCGGGTTGCGCCAAATCGCCTCGGCGTGCATTTGGAATACGGCGTCTGCTTTTTTAATGTGCGGTTGAATTGCCAGCGCTTCGTTGAATACCCATATATCGCAATCGGTACGATTAAAATCAAATGTTTCAGCGCCGCGCGGGTGACTTCCAAGAATTATCAATACGTCTTTCATCCATAAGCCTTTCTAGGTCGTGGGGGTCTCCAAAGTTTTTAATGGTACGGTAAACCGAATCATGAGCGTTTGAATCGTGTTGTATTCAATCGCTTGCGGTTCTGAAAATGCGACAGGAAAGACAATCGTGTCCACTACATCGCCTAATGTGGGATCGCCTGATAATCGCTTTGCAAAATCAAGCACCACCGCGTCAATTTGTCGGTACGCCGTCGCCAATACGCTACGATTGAAATGAAAGTCAACAAACACATTCGGCATGAATTGACAGGTTGTCGCGTTCATGGCGGTGAACTCCCCGCCGCCGAAATGAGCGATTGACATCGGCAAGACCGCCGCCGAATCTACGGGGTAATCAGGCGCATATTTGACGCGCCCTTCGCCGTATGAACAGGCAAGGGCGTGTTCCTGTAATCGTTGAATCGCGTCATCTATCATTCATCACCCGCGCCGCGTAGTTTATACGCCCATAACAAGCCCGCTATTTCGGGGTCAAGGTCGGTAAGGTTAATCGCGCCCTGTTCGCCGCTCCCCGTTTGTGCAAACATCTGCTTTGATTTCATAAACCAGCGTATCGCTTGCATCTTGCAAGCCATTGAAACATCGGCGGGCGGGGTAAGGGAGTATCCAAAAAAGGCGGTTACCTTAACCGCTTTGCGATAGGGATACCAGTACAATTTTGACCCGTTTAATGTGTCTACAATCAACTCAGACACAGGCGTTTCATTGTATGGTGATGTGATGTAATCGGACGAACTCCAGGCCGTGTAATCGCTTGACGAAAGCCCGCCCGATTCGCTTACCGCGACGGCGGATATGCTTACGGCGTCATCTATGCCAAGCCTTACCCCGCCATTGCCGTCAAAATAACGAACTGTCGCATCAGTGGATGGGTAAAAATAATTAGCGGGCTTACCTATCTCTCGGTCAATGGCGCGCGAGGCGGATGTAATCACAGTCGCCAGCATGGAGTCATAATCAAATACGACATTCAAGCCGGATTCAACCGCAAGCGTTTTAACTTCTGTGACCGTACAATAATCAGCCATAATAAGATGCTAGGGGTGAGAAAGTTTCCCACCCCTAGATTATTACCGCTAGGTAGCGGAGGGGATTGAGTTGCCAGGATAACGCGGCGAAAGAATCGCGACTGCGTTAACCAGAGTTGCGGTTGCGCTGGATGAAGCGGGCGCAATTTTGACGCGCAAGAAGCGGAAGTCCGCTCCAGGATTGGTCGCCAGCGCGGCGGGGTCAACGTCAATAACAAGCGTCTTATTATCATCGCTTGTGGTCATTGATACGCCGTCGCTCGTGCCAGCCGTAATCGCGCCCATCGTATCAGTGCCAATGGCGGCGGACAGACGGTAACGGAAAGGCACGGTCGCTTCGGTTGCATTCGATGACGCGGCGGTAGACGCTTCCACGCTTACCGTGCTGGCGTCACCGGCGATATTCCCAAAACTGACTAGGAATTGCGCCCAATTGCTGGTTTTCAAGTCCACATATTGTGTGTATGTGGTTGTTTCAGTAATATCTTGCGGCGCAAGAATGGGAAGGACTTTTTGATTCTCTGCAAATTTATTCATTGTGTCACCTCATTACGATGAAGCGGAGAGCGCAACATAGGGAGTCTGAGTAGCAGTACCCTTGAACGGAGTCAAGGCGGACTTCCAAAGCGGCGCGCCGTCAACGCGATAGATAAAGCGGAACGCCTGTTCAGCGGTAGTAAAGGCAACATGAATTGACGCGGCGGCTTGAATACCGCTCACCTTGTCCACCAATTGGTATTGCGACGGGCTGAAAAGCACAATATCGCCAGCCGTGCCAAGTGTTGCGGCGTACTCGACTTCAATCACCGGGCGTCCCTTGATTCGCATTGCGCCTTCGTTGTTATAGTCGATGAAGCGGGGCGGGATAGAGCCAACCGCATCACTCAACATCATTTTGTCAAGCTGTGGATTCACATCTTGATTAATCAGCCAAACGTAATCATTTACACCAGCCCATCGGCGCGCCCACATGCCGGTAAGGTCATCAAAGTTAATTTCATTGGCGTCCAGACGAGTTACAGACACAACGGCGGGGGAATTCATAAAGCCCAAAGGCTTACCAGCACCGTCACCGTTGAAAACTGCATCCTCGGTCAAGAAGCGCAATTCTTCCGGCACGGTTCGATTCAGCCATGACGCCATAAAGGTCACATCTTCCAGTACTTCATCGGTTGCATACGCAAGCGCGGCGACCTTTTTTAACTTGAAGTCAATCGCGGCAAATTTCGGCTTTGTCGCAGTAATCGAGCCAGCCTCTTCGAGCCAGTAGCCCTGAATCCCACCATAGCGCGAACCGGTGGCGCGGCTAGTTTCATCTACCGCGTTTACGCGCAAGTTATTACCTTGAACGGGGTCGCGAGCGACCATGCTTAACAGTGAGCCGGTCTTGTACATGCGCTCAAAGATTCCGCCTGCGACCTGTTGCGGGACAAGAAAGCCGCCCTGTGAGGGGATGGCTTCATTCGCACCAAGGGGGGCTTTGAAGGGGAGTAAACGTTTGTCAGTGTTATAGGGTTGAAGTTCGGCATTTTTGACTGCCATGAAAAATTCACCCGCCGATTTGAACGGGTTTTCACGCGCGGCTTTGTCCGCTTCATCTTCAACAACTTCCAAATGATAGCCAGCCTTAACTTCCGGCATGGCGGCTTTAAACGCTTCGAGTTTTGACTCCACAAGGGAGGCGGTTTGTTTCGTCACTGCCTCAGCAGTTTGTGAGACTGCTCCAGCAATGGCTTTCTCGATAACCGCTTGAATTTCATTTTCGTTCATTGTAAAAATCTCCTGTGATTTTACGGTTATGGGTTGCTCTTCTGTTTCAGTCACCGCCTCAGCAGAAGGGATTAACGATTTAATGGGCAGTACATTGTTGCGCGGTTCGGCGGGGGTGGGCGTTAGTGACGCCTCCCCGATAAACCAAGTCTTGATATGATAGGCTTTGCCGATTTGCTCACGGTCAACAAGATGAGCCAGCGCGCCGGATGAGTAGCCGAGTTTGCCATTTTCAGCCATTGCATAAATGGCTTTTTCGTATTCATCGCGCAAGTTCAATTGCGATTCAAGCCATACGCCGACATCATCGCGTCGCACAGAACCCTTGCCGATTACCCGCTTGCCTAGTGTTTTGTCAAAGCCATGCTGGTAAAGCAATGGCAAGGTATCGGGCGATTGAATGTCGGTAAGTGTGTCGAAGTAATCGTCTGTCAGGTCGGGGTCTTGGTTGGTGGAGTAGCGGATAAGATACCCGCCTACTTTTCCATCACCCAATGCCTTGACCTCGCTTCCGTAGAATATAAGTTCGTCCATGTATCCTCAAACAAAAAGCGGCGCAAAATGTAAAAAACCTATCTCTCGATAGGCTACGTTTTGCACCGTTTCCAGTAGTCGCTTTGTGCCTTACCGCTTCCGTTACCAACGGCGGGCGGGTTTGGCTATTTGATTATGGGGTTAGTATATCACATTATTTACCAAGCATCCCCCTGCTTTTCAATAACTGATTAACCCATTTATTGTATATTTTATTTATGTCCGCAATTTTCGATTTTGCGGTTTCAAACAACTTCAACCACCCAATTCTAGCCATCGCGCGGGCTTGTTTGTCGCCGTGTACATGAGGGGCATAAGATGCCGTATTATAAATTTTAACACCTGTTTTCAAGTAAGAAATTGTATTCCACTTCTTTCCAAGTTGCTCTGAGTTCTTAAGATTACCTGAAATAAAACGCCTCCCATCGTGTCTGACGCCGTGTTGTTGCATCCCAACACCGCGCTTGTAATATGGCACGGGCGGGAAGTTTGCCTCTGTAGCAGGCGGGTAACGCTTTAACCCCTTTGTTCTCAATAACATATCTTTTGACTCCAGACCAGCCCCGTACAATGTTTTCGGTAACTCGTCTGCAAGTGCTAAAAAGTTTTTTCTGACTATTTTATCGTTCTTCAATTCTATATCAATTATGTTTGTCATATTTTTACCGTAACCGCCGTCCAGCATCTACAATTTACATGAGCGGGCGGATTGCCAATGCCCTTAAATGATTCGTTTATGTCTATTC